GAACAAGGAACGTACTGGACCATCCGTAATGATTGCGGTAGGTGTTAAGCCACCTAAGAAAAAGCCAGCAGAGCCAAAGAAAAAAGAGAAGATGGCATATGGTGGCATGGCTGGTGGAAAGAAACACATGTACGTTGCTGGTGGTAGTGTGACAGATAACCCCGGACTGAAGGCACTAAAGGCTGCAAGCCCACAGGCATACAAAAAGATTACAGGTAAGTAATTGCACCTTGTAGAGCAAGACATACGCAAATGGTCTAACGAGTTTCTTGAAGTACCAAATGCAAAGTTAAATGGTCTACCGCCATGCCCATATGCGAAACAGGCATGGCTAGAGAACCAAGTTAAGTTTAGTATTAACACAGGGCTAGATGGACTAGCTAACTGTGTAAAAGAGTTTGAGTCCCATGATTATGATATAGTTGTGTGGGCTTCGGAAGAATTGCCAGACATGGAATACCTAGACGGTTTATGTGATGGCATGAATGAAGCATTATCAATTGCTGGCATTGATATGCACTTGATGGTGTTTCACCCAGACTATGACGCAACAGAAGCAGGTCTGGATTTTTTAGATGACGATGTAACAGACGAAGAGTTAGTCTATTGCATGGTCTTTGTGCAGAGGTTGTCATTACTTGATGATGCTTCTGTAAGTTTAGAGAAGTCAGGATATTATGCGCACTTTCCTGATGACGTTTATCAAAGCCTAGTTATAGATAGAAGGAGACTCCGACATGGCAATGGGTAAAGCAAAGATGGCTAAAAAGAAAATGATGCGAGGCGGCATGGCAAAGAAGAAGATGCGTGGCGGTGGCATGGCTAAAATGGCTAAGAAAAAGATGATGCGCGGTGGCATGGCTAAGAAGAAGAAGTAATGCCATATGTCGCTGATTCGTCAATACATGGACATGGTGTGTTCGCAGATAAGGGTTATTCAGTCGGAGATACGATTGAGTTATGCCCTTATCTCGTCACAGACGATGATGATGTGGGAGAAGATAGTGTCTTACATGACTACATGTTTAAATCGCCTAACGAAGATGTTGAAGAGTATTTGGTTCCGCTTGGTCTTGCTATGGTCTACAATCATAGCCAAAGTCCAAATGCTGAGTGGGAAGTTGATGAAGAAGATAATCGCTTTGTACGCTTCTATGCCTTGGAAGAAATAAAACAAGGTGATGAGATATGCCACGACTATGGCGTAGAGTATTGGGAGAGTAGAGATGGTTAATACAAAATTTCGTAAGAAACTAAACTATTATCTGGCAATGGCTTTACTATATTCTAGTAGGCCGTTTAGTTCTATTAGTAATTGGTTATGGCGATTACACCGTACTGTACTAGATTGGAATAAGTAAATGCCAATTACTAATAACGGCTCTAAGTTTGTAACTCATATTACAGATTTAGACTCGACTAACAAAACAAATCTTTATACAGTACCAGCAAACTTCTCATCTCATCTTGAGAACTTAATGGTTAGCAATAATCATACAGGTAATATAACACTAAGTTTGTTTTTGTTTACAGCTTTAGATACAACTGAGCATACTATTCTTACTACATTTAATGTAGCAGGTGGTTCATACGAATCTATATTTACAGTAGAACGTCCAATGTTTTTACATGCTGGTGATATTATTAAAGCTACAGCAGGTACTGCTGATAAGCTGCAAGTATTGATTGCCGCAGAAGAACATTTTGACCCAGCAAGATAGGAGACAGGAGATGCCCCGTGTCACTAAAAAACCCGCCGTTAAAAAGAAAGCCACACAAGTTAGAGCGAAAGCGAAACAAACTGGAACGCTTAAACTTTCAACGGGCGGTCAAGCGAAGAGCAAAAGTAGAGTTAATGAAGCTGGCAACTATACTAAGCCCGGAATGAGAAAGCGTCAGTTCTCACGTATCAAAGCTGGCAGTAAGGGTGGTAATCCCGGACAGTGGTCAGCACGTAAAGCACAGATGTTAGCTAGTGCTTACAAGAAAGCTGGTGGGGGCTACAAGTCGTAATGGAATGCTTCACGTCTTCTTGCTCGTCATCTATATTGGTACTGGAGAAAATCGTTACCTCGCTAGTGGAGATATGTATTTCGCATCTATTACCACCTGCAATTTTTACGCAGCCCAGTCAGCCAAACGCTACGGAAGCTACCGCTATATGGATTGGTTGGACGCAAGAGACCGTGTTACCGCATATTGCATACCTAAGTATATAAAAAAAGGCATAGTAGAGGTGTATTAAAATGTTAGCAGAATTAGCCGCTGCTAACGCAGCCTTCGGGGTAATCAGGCAAGCTGTCAGTCACGGGCGTGATTTAGCTACTGTCGGTAGTCAAATTGCTAAGTTTGTGGATGGCAAAGAAGGGCTACAAAGAAAAGTAATTAAGAAAAAGAATAGCCCATTTTATGCTGGTGGTGACTTTGAAGAATTTATGGCGTTAGAAGCTATACAGGAAAAAGAAAAAGAATTAAAGCAGATTATGTTATATGTAGGTCGTCCGGGTTTGTGGAACGACTGGCAAAGATTTCAAGCTGAAGCACGTAAGGCAAGACAGGCGGCTGAAGAAGCTGCACGAAAACGTAAACAACAAATACTTGAGATTACACTATTGTCTATTGCAGGAATTATAGGCGTAGGTATTTTAGCATTACTATTGTACTTTGGTATGAAACGTAGGGGAATGTTGTAGTATGGCTTTTTCAAAGTCTCAAAAATCACTAAAGGCATGGACAAAACAAAACTGGCGCACAAAGAGTGGCAAGCCATCTGCTAAGACAGGTGAAAGGTATTTGCCTGAAAAAGCAATAAAGTCCTTGACAAGTGCAGAGTATTCTGCTACAACTAAGGCGAAGAGAGAAGGTACACGTGCAGGAAAACAATTTGTACGACAGCCGAAGCGCATTGCAAAGAAGACTGCACAGTTTCGCAGAGGAACTTAATGTAAAGTTATTGCGCGAAGAGTTTCCTGAATGGGAGACACGTCTTGAGATATTGCAATACGAGATAGGACAGAGATATGCTACAATCGCTCATAGGGCCAGTAACGGGCCTACTTGATAAGTTTATTGAAGACAAAGACCAGAAGGCAATGCTTGCACACGAGTTAGCTACAATGGCTGACAAACAAGCTAATAGCATTGCACTGGCGCAGATAGAAGTGAACAAGATGGAAGCTGCTTCAGGCTCTATCTTTAAAGGCGGATGGAGACCCTTCATTGGATGGGTGTGCGGTATAGCGTTTGCATATCACTTTGTTTTACAGCCGCTGATTATCTTCGGTGTCAGTGTTGCTGGCATAGATGTTCCAGAACTACCAGAGTTTGACATGTCAACACTGCTTACGGTTCTTGGTGGACTACTTGGATTAGGAACATTACGCACTTATGAAAAATCAAAAGGCTTATCTAAGTGAGTGCAAAACAAATACTAGAGTGGAGAATACTTCCACGATTTATGATGCTAATAATGACCTTGATGAGTTGGCGTTGTGCGGAGTGGTTTATGAACTTGGAAGACCCGACAGCACCACAGTCAGCCTTTGTCAGCGTTGTAATGGGAGCCATGACAGGTGCATTTGGAATTTGGATGGGCAATGAAGGAAAGTTAAAATCGTGAAGTACAATAAAAGTATACTTATTCAAAAACTAATTGACCATGAAGGTTTAGTATTGCAGGTTTATCAAGATACACTTGGCATTGATACTATTGGTATCGGTAGAAACTTGGAAGACCGTGGCATTACAGACAGTGAACTTGAAGATATGGGCATCACTCTGGACCATGTATATGAGTTTGGTATTACAGAGGCTGATGCTATTCTTCTTGCAGAGAATGACGTAGAGATTGTCGAAGATGAACTGTTACGTGCGCACCCTTGCGTAGACGGGTTAGACGCTGTACGTCAACTTGTACTTATAGATATGGCATTTAATATGGGAGTGCCACGTCTAAAGAAGTTTAAAAAAATGTGGGCGGCTATACATGCTGATGATTTTACTGTAGCATCAAAAGAAATGCTTGACAGCAGGTGGGCAAATCAGGTAAAATCACGTAGTACAAAATTAGCCCATGCCATGTATAGTGGAGAAATGAATGGCTAGAGAATTAAATGAAAAGCAACAATTGTTTTTAGAAGTCTTGTTTGATGAGGCTGCTGGTGATATGGTTGCTGCTAAGAAACTTGCTGGATATTCAGACGGCACTCCTACTACATCAATCATCAAAGGTTTAAAAGAAGAGATTCTTGAAGCCACACAAATGTATATGGCACGTAATGCACCAAAGGCTGTACTTGCAATGACAGGTGCGCTGTATGACCCAACTGAACTTGGCATTCGTGATAAGATGTCTGCCGCCAAAGAACTGCTGGATAGAGTAGGCTTGGTAAAGACAGAGAAGATGGAAGTTAAAGCAAGTGGCGGTGTTATGCTGATGCCGCCTAAAGCAGTTGTAGAAGAGGATAACGACTAATGGGAAGTAAAAATGAAAGAGATACATATGCTGGTAAAAAAGCTGACCACATAAAATTAGCTAGAGAAATGGGTTTTTCCGAAAAAGAAATAGAAAGAATATTTTCTCCAATTCCCGATTCTATGAAATTAGATTCTAAAGTTCGTAAAATGAACACAGGTGGTTTATCAACAAAAAATTATGTTAATCCTGTAACTGTTGTAGACAGACGTAAAACAAAATGACACGCAGTATAGGCAAGTGGAAACTTCCCCAACCGACTGACATTAAAGAAGAAGACGAATGGGTACAGATTCCTCGTATTGCTAGGACTGTACCATTTGGTTATAAGCTGAATGACGATGACCCTGACATACTTGACCCCATCAAGACTGAACTAGACCTGCTAGAAAAAGCAAGGCAACATGTAAGACAGTATTCGTATCGTGAAGTAGCGAACTGGCTATCAAAGAATAGTGGTAGAACTATATCACATGTGGGTTTGAGGAAACGGTTAGACAATGAGCGACAACGTAAGAACCAAGCTGCAAGCCTCCGCAAGTGGGCAAGCTATGCGCAAACGGCAATCGCCAAAGCGCAAGAAATCCAAGAAGCAAGAACAGGTGCAAAAGCCGACAGTTGAAATAAAAGAAACTGTTGATGTTGCACGTGAAACGCAAGAATACGAAACAGCTAGTATTGAAGAGACAGCTAACATACTCTTCAAACCTAACGCAGGACCACAAACAGAGTTTCTTGCTGCATCTGAACGAGAAGTACTATATGGCGGCAGTGCAGGGGGCGGTAAGTCCTACGCCATGCTTGCTGACCCATTACGGTACATGGGACATCCACAGTTTAGTGGATTGATGTTACGACATACAACAGAAGAACTGCGAGAACTTATCTTCAAGTCGCAGGAGTTGTACCCAAAAATCTGGCCCGGCATTAAGTGGTCGGAGCGTAAAATGCAGTGGACTGCGCCATCTGGTGCAAGATTGTGGATGTCTTATCTGGATAGGGATGATGATGTCTTGCGTTATCAGGGTCTGGCGTTTAGCTGGATAGGGTTTGACGAACTTACCCAATGGTCCACACCATACGCATGGAACTACATGCGAAGTCGTCTAAGGTCCACTGCTCCTGATTTACCAATATACATGAGGGCAACAACTAACCCCGGTGGACGGGGACATCACTGGGTCAAGAAAATGTTCATTGACCCTGCACCTTATGGAAAAACTTATGATGCAACAGATATTGAAACAGGCGAAATCTTACGGTATCCGGCAGGACATCCTAAAGCCGGAAAGCCTCTATTTAAGAGACGCTTTATCCCTGCAAGACTCTCTGACAATCCGTACCTCTCAGAAGGTGGTGATTACGAGGCCATGCTTCTTTCGTTGCCAGAGCAGCAACGTAGGCAGCTTCTTGAAGGCGATTGGGACATTAAAGAAGGAGCAGCCTTTACTGAGTTCAATCGTGACATTCATGTTATTGAACCTTTTGATATCCCTAACAACTGGGTTAAGTTTCGTGCTTGCGATTATGGTTACGGGTCTTTTTCTGGCGTACTGTGGTTTGCAGTCTCACCTGCAGAGCAACTCATTGTGTACCGTGAGTTGTATGTGTCCAAAATGCTTGCCACAGATTTGGCAGACACAGTATTAGATTTAGAGTCTGGTGATGGAAACATCAAATACGGGGTTCTTGATTCTTCTCTTTGGCATAAGCGTGGCGATACTGGTCCTAGCCTTGCTGAACAAATGATTAGTAGAGGGTGTCGTTGGAGACCCTCAGACAGAAGTAAAGGCAGTCGTGTAGCTGGTAAGAATGAGATACACAGACGCTTGCAGGTAGATGAATTTACAGAGGAACCTAGACTTGTATTCTTTAATAATTGCACGAACACTGTGTCTCAGTTACCAGCCTTGCCCATTGACAAGAAAAATCCAGAGGATATTGACACGCATTCGGAAGACCACTTGTATGATGCGTTAAGATATGGTATAATGTCCAGACCAAGGTTTAGTATATTTGACTATGACCCTAGAGGTAGACCTAGTAATGGAATGCAAGTAGCAGATTCAACATTTGGATACTAAGGAACTAAAATATGGCTGATGATGATATTATGATTGAAGATGACGCAATTGCGTTAGAAGATACAGATGATTCTGTACAAGCTGATATAGGTGTCTCTTCTATTATACCATTTATTCAAGAACGGTATCAGAAAGCAGAAGACTATCGCTATCAAGATGAAGAGCGTTGGATTCGTGCGTATCGTAACTATCGTGGTCTGTATGGTCCAGATGTACAATTTACTGAAGCAGAGAAGTCTCGTGTATTTGTAAAGGTTACTAAAACAAAAACACTTGCTGCGTATGGTCAAATTGTTGACGTACTATTTGCTAACAATCGTTTTCCTCTGTCTATTGACCCAACAGAGTTACCTGAAGGCGTAGTGGCTGACGTACACTTTGACCCACAAGAACCAGAGCAGTTACGTGAGCAAGAAGATTTAACAAGCCCATATGGTTTTAGAGGTGATGGCAGAGATTTACCTGCTGGTGCTACTGCCAAAACTTTGACAGAAAAACTAGGACCACTTGAACAAAAACTTGACAGTGTACAAGATAAACTAAAAGAAGGTCCGGGACAGACACCTACTGCTATTGAGTTTAGCCCAGCTATGGTAGCTGCTAAAAAGATGCAGAAGAAAATACATGACCAACTAGATGAGTCAGGTGCAAGTAAGAGTCTTCGCAGTAGTTCTTTTGAAATGGCATTGTTTGGTACTGGCGTAATGAAGGGTCCATTTGCAGAAGATAAAGAGTATCCAAATTGGAATGATGAGGGTGAGTATGACCCACTCTTTAAAACTATTCCTAGAGTATCTCATGTATCTGTGTGGAACTTTTACCCAGACCCAGATGCAAACAATATGGATGAAGCACAGTATGTAATTGAACGACACAAGATGTCACGTTCACAATTACGCAATTTGAAGAAACGTCCATATTTCCGTTCACAGGTTATTGATGAAGTTATTTCTTTTGGTGAAAACTATACAAAGAAGTATTGGGAAGATGACTTAGCAGACTATGCACCAGAGCATGGCGTTGACCGTTTTGAAGTTCTTGAATATTGGGGCATGGTTGATGTTGAGATGCTACAAGAACAAGATATTGAAAT